ATGCTTGTAAGGCCGCGCTAAGAGGTGGTTATGTTAAGGGTGGTGGCTTATGTTTAAAAGAAATAGCCGATAAACTCCCCAAGAACATTTTAACTGAAACTCTAAATGCTCCTTATGAGCAGATTAAATCATCTGGTATTACTGAAATTGGCCCAGATGTAATTGATCCTGCGGAAGCTATCTATTATGGTATTGAACATTCCACTCAAGTAGTAGCTAATCTTATAACAGTAGAAAGTATTACCGCCGAGATTGAAGACGCTAACCCAGAAGAAGGAAACTTTGCTATTGCTAATTGGTTAAAGCAAATGGTTATTACTCAAAAAATTAAAGAGGGTCAGTTAAGGGAGAATGAAGCTGAATCTTGGTCCGATGCTATGGGTGGTTTAACTCAAGATGAGTACGAGAGAGAAAATAGTAATAAATAAATATATGAAAACACAACATCGCACTATATCTGGTGCAGCAAAAAAAGACAATTTAAAAAAATCAGTTAAGAAAACAGTAAAAGAATTTGGAAAATCAGCAGCCCTAGCAACTGGTCTAGTAGCAGCTGGTGGTCTTGGGATTGCTATTGCTGATTCTTCTGGTGCTATGGCCAAGATGAACGCTATGGCTAGTAAGGTAAAACCAAAGGTAAAACCTATGCAAATGAGAAATTTAGCTTCTAAATACTCGACAATTCCTAAGACCGGTAAATTAGCCAAAGCAGCCACCTTGTCTAAAGCAGCCCTAGCTAAGTCAGCTTTAGGATTAGGAGCTGTAGCAGGTGCTGCTGCTTACGGAATACATCGTATTCGTAAAGCTAAGAAAGAATTTGATCAAGCTAACGCTGCTCAAATTAAAGCTCAAGAAGAAGGATCTAAAATGGCTGTTAAAGCTACTAAAGAACTAATAGCTAGAAGAAAGAAGAAAGCTAAGAAATAAATATGTTTAATCGTCGGTATTCAAAATACTTCATTTTATGGCACAGCAGTTTCTTTCACTTTATCACTCTAAACATAAGCAATAAGATTATTATTACTTTGTACTATTGGAAACTAAAGTACGAAACTCACGAAGACTTTAAACCAAATAGATTTAGTATAAAATTATATTAAAATGGCAACTGAAGAACAATTATGTGGTAAATGCAATAAGCCAAAAACTGGTGATGACTCTTGTAATTGCGGAAGACCTACTAAATATACAGACGAGTTAGCTTTAGAAATTTGTACTAAGATTAGTGGTGGTTTAAGTTTGAAGAAAACTTGTGAATTAGAAGGGATGCCAAATAGATTAGCGGTGCATATTTGGTTGGTTGATGGAAAACATAAAGAGTTTGCGTACAACTACGAAAAAGCCTGTAATATAAGGGCAGAAAATATGGCAGACGCTTTAGAAGAAATTGCTGATATTTCTGACAAAGAAGAAAGTCCAATGCGATCAAGACTAAGAGTAGATACTCGCAAATGGTATTTATCTAAAATAATGCCTAAAAAGTATGGTGATAAACTTGATTTAACTTCTGATTATAAACCAATACAAGCACCTTTATTAGCTAAAATAAATAATAATGTACGGGATAACGACAGCGACAATGAAACTGTCGCAGATGAAGAAAAGAATTAGAGCTGTACCAGGAGGAACATCAGCTGGTAAGACTATTGGTATATTACAGATTTTAATTGATTTAGCTCAAAGAGATAAAAAACCAACTATTACCTCAATAGTTTCAGAAACACTACCGCATTTAAAGAAAGGTGCTATTAGAGATTTCTTAGATATTTTACAACAGCATAATTATTTCAATGATAATCGTTGGAATAAAACAGATAGCACTTATACTTTTGAAACTGGTAGCAAGATAGAATTCTTTTCAGTTGATCAGCCAGCTAGAGTGAGAGGACCAAGACGTGATAGACTATTTGAGAATGAAGCTAATAATATTCCCTTTGAAACACACGAACAATTAGAACTTCGTACTAAAGAGTTTATATTTATTGACTGGAATCCAGTAGAAGAGTTTTGGTATTATACCGATTTAAAAGGCAAAGAAGATGTCGAGGAGCTAATTTTGACTTACAAGGACAACGAAGCTTTAGAGCCAGCTATTGTTAAGTCTATTGAATCCCGTAAAGATAGATTAAATTGGTGGAAGGTTTACGGATTAGGTCAATTAGGTGAATTAGAGGGTAAAGTTTATAAAGGCTGGCAGATTATTGATGAAGTGCCAATGGAAGCTAAAAAGGTAAGGCGCTGGTTAGATTTTGGTTATACTAACGATTCAACTTCTATTGGAGATATTTATTCTTGGAATGGCGCCTATATTGTTGATGAGCTTATTTATCAAACAGGATTATTAAATAAGCAGATAGCAGACATTATTTATAATCAAGAAGACGAGGTATTAACAGTAGCAGATAGCTCAGAGCCTAAAAGCATTGACGAAATATCTGGCTACGGAGTTAAGATTATTGGTTCAGTTAAAGGCCCTGATTCTGTAAGAAATGGTATTCAAAAAGTCCAAGACCAAAAGATATTGATTACAAAGAGGTCTGTCAATACGATTAAGGAATACCGAAATTATATGTGGATGACAGATAAGAGCGGTAAAAACTTAAATATACCAATGGATTTATGGAATCACTCAATGGATGGAATTCGTTATGCAATAGACTCAATAGTTAATCCACCAAAAACAAAAGTGCATATTTATAACCCTAAAACCTATTCAAAACCATTGTTAGAAGTTATGCACAGCCGTACTAAAATAAATAGGCCTAGCGTAAATAAAAGATTCGGTGTATAATATTTATAGTAATAAGCTCTGTATTTAACCTCTCGGCAGAGCGGGGGTTATCTTCAGAGCTTTTTTCTATAAGAATTATGATCGGTGAAACAAAAAATCAATCATTATCAACTTATCAACCCTCTATTGAGGTTCAAGAATTGACTAAATATGTCAAGGAAGCTTATAATAACGGCCAAAGAATTTTAGAAAAATCTTGGG